AGGAATTTATCAAAGAGTGTAAGAGATTTGATAAAGAGCAAGGCAATCCATTTGACGAACAATACAGAATAGAAAAAGAGGACTAACAAAATGATTAGAAGTTTTACAGGAACAAGAGGAGTTATTGAAGCCATCAGTGAAAGAGCTGATAAAAAAGATTGGTATGTGTTAAAATATGATGTTAAAACTACTGTATACAATAATGAAATCGTATTTAAAACTTTAGATGAGGCTGATGAAGAATGGAAGAAGACCGAACCTTCTTATCAAGATGAACGTATTGAGCTTATATTCTCCCCTGAAAAAGACGACCCTGAATTTGGAGATAACCTCTTAATCAAATATAAGACGCTGGATTAAATTCCAGCTTCTTTTTTATCCTGTAAATAGCACGGCGACCTATCATGTAACACTCCTAGAAATTTAACGTAAAAAAATACTTGACATATGTTATATTATTTGATATAATATAGATGTAGTAAGGAGGACACAACAATGGAAACTACAAAACAAGACGCTTTAAAAATTTATGAGCTTTCTATTTACATTGACCCATATGGAGTTTGCTCAATTGACAAACCTGAGATTATACAAAATCTTATGAGTCAAACATTAGAAGAAAACCTAGAACAGCTTCAAGATTACATTTGTGAAAATTATGCTGAAACAAGACATTTACTTGAAGACGACAAGGCAATGAGATTATATTTAAATATTTTAAGGAGGACAAGAAAATGGAAAAGATAGTTTTACCTAAAGAAGTTGCTCAAAAATTTTGTGAAAAATATAATTGTGGCGATTGGAGTGCTTTGGAATATTTAAGAGCGGAAAACACTTGGAGTGCTTTGAAATATTTAAGAGCGGAAAACAACAACGGTAAATTGTTAGATTGGGAAACCGAATGTTTGTTATATGCAGTATGTTCAATGAACACAATTCTAAACGATTATTCTTGGTCGAATTCATTAGATAGTTATGATAGTGAGGTTAGACCTGCATTTAGTGAGAGTTGGATTAATGACCTTGAAAATAAATATATTGAATCTAGGAATAAACTTATCAATAGATTTTCAAATATTGGTTTTAATGAAGAATCTGGTGAATTAGAATATAAAAGCTAGGCAAGTCCTAGTCTTTTTTTATTTCTGTAATACAGCACGGTTATATCCTGTAACATGATTCCAGACGTCCACAATCTTATCCTGATTCATTGCCGTGTTAAACCCGCGTCATGATTCCTGATTCAGACATAAAAAATTTATATTAAAATGTAAAAAAATACTTGACATATAATATATATAATGCTATAATATAATTGCAATCATAAAGGAGGACACATTAAAAATGACTGTAAAAATTTCATTAACTAATAGCAAGCTAGGGGGCTTCATTCCTAGCGTAAACTTGCCAGCGGGGCTTACTTGTAGAGCTGACGCGCCTTGTCAAAAGGGCTGTTATGCTAAAAAGGGTAATTGGCTTTATGCTAACGTTAAAGAGTCATTAAAAAACAATTTAAACATCTTTAATGAAAACCCCGAAGAATATTTCAATAGCATTATAGCTCAATTAAACAACGGCGATATAAGCTATAAATTCTTCAGATGGCACTCAAGTGGCGACATAGTAAACTTTAAATATTTACAAGGTGTTATAAGAGTTGCTGAGGCTTGCCCACAAACTAAATTCTTATGCTTTACAAAAAAGTTTGGTTTAGTTAACTTATACTTAGAGGCAAAAAAAGAATTGCCCGAAAACTTACACATCGTATTTAGTGCTTGGGATAAGGATTTTAAAGTTGAAAATCCATTCGATTTACCAGTAACCTATATTAACTTTAAAAAGCAAGAGCGCAACGCCGACATTCCAGAGTATGCAATACCTTGTATGGGCAAATGCGCAGAGTGCAAGGCATGCTGGAGTTTAAAGAAGGGTCAGTCAGTAGTGTTCAATCAACACTAAGGGCTAGCCCCTCTTTTTTTATCCTCTGTAAATAGCACGGTGGCCCCTGATTCAAAATAAAATTAAAAAAGTTTTAAAAAACACTTGACATTATTTTAAAATATGGTATAATAATAGATGTAAGGTTCAGTGAGGCCTTACCGCTTTATGCCCTCCCTAAAGTATAAAGCATGCGCGCCGCTCCGGCACTCTACCTCGCCGGGGCTGGCTACACCTAGAATATTGTCTGCTCGAAAGAGTTGTTAAAATATATAAGCTGGTCTGGTGTCCTCCAACCAGCCTTTTTATTTTACCTGTAAATAGCACGGTGCGGGATACATGTAAAAAAAGTGTAAAAATATACTTGACTATAAATTATAATTGTGATATAATATAGATAGTTAAGGAGGAATAACTAATGAATAATGAACAAAGAAAAAGATTAACTGAGGCTAAAGGAAAGCTTGAGGCTGCTTATAATTTAGCAGACGAAGCAAGAAGTATCATCGAAGAAGTAAAAGATGAGGAAAGGGAAAAGTTTGATAACGCAACAGAAAGTCAACAAGCTATGGAAAAATTCCAAAAGATGGAAGAAGCAGCTGACGCGTTAGACGAACTATACGACAGCCTAGATGATGTTGTGGACGGCCTTGAAGAAGCGAAGGACGACTCTGCACTCGATGACTTCTAATACCAAACAAAAAGAGCGGGAAATCCCGCTTTTTATTTTTGCCTATTTATCAGAATTGTATCCGCCTCTGCTTCTGTCGTCATGTTTAGCACGGAGTGGATACGTCTACGAATCTGGTAATATTTTTTTCTGTAATTTATGTTGTGTGTATGAACAACTGCTTCAGGGTGATTTTTCTTTATTTTATTTATACTTGAACCTAAAACTTCAACTGTATCAAGACTTATAAAAAAATGTTTACAATAAGGTCTGGTCAACAAATAAACAGGAGCTCCACAAATCTCTTGGACTGTCTTTACATCATGATTTTTAATGTAGGCCGCAACCATCTTCAACCGAACATCATCATATGCCAGAGCCTCTCTCCAGAATCTGTCAACATAAATCTTACCCTGCCACTCTGCATGGTCTTTAGCAGGATTAGAATGTGTACTGCACATGTAAAACACCCTCTGAGTAGCACGGTTATAACGCATGTTCATCGTCATGTTAAACTTCTTTTCCCTGACATTTTTATGTTCTTCAACCTTATTTAGGCCTGTAACATACTGTTTTATCTGGCCATTATACAAATTACCATTTTGATAATACATCAATAGCACGGCTTTTTTGACAATTTTATACAGACACCGCTTCTCCCTAATATTAAAATCAGGGGTATTTTTTATCATACCCCTTAATTTAGCTAATATTTCATGTTCAGGAGTCTTATCTAGTACTGCTTGGTGTATAATTTTTATTATTTTCACCTTATTCATCTAAATTTTCTCCTTTAAATCCGGGTTTTTTATCTCCCATATCGAACTCATCGTCCTTATTTCCGCCCCCAAAAGGGTTCATATCATTATCTTTTTCTTGTTTTTCTTCCAGATACTTCTTTTCTCTGTCATATTCTACAGTACTTAAAGTATCGCCATATAACTTATCAAGGTACATCTCTGTACTAAGAGTGCCTTTAACATACGCTTCACCAAGCTTCTGTAACTTATTCTCGAAACTATCATCTGCAAACTCAGAGAACTTAATACTTATACTGTAATCTGTACATGTACATATATCCTCGTTCATAAGCTGCACGGCTATTAGTAACTGATTGAACAGATTCTTCAGGATTCTGGTTTCAGCCTGAATCAAAACATTACGAGTGAATATTGTAATCTTTTCCTTTTCTCTTTGAGCGTCTGCATTATCCTTCTTAGCAACATCAATACCAAGTGTTGCAGGACTCATGATACCAGAAATTATCTGTAACAGAACATTTTGAGCTTCTGTATTATATTCGTTAAACTGTAACTGTGGTTGAGTTACCTGTACTGGCACGGTAGTATTCTGTACACCGTCAACTGTCTTACCACCTATAAATGATGTATACTTTCTATCATATACATGTGGCATTTTAGGAAGCTTGGTAACAGGGTCTCTTTCAAGGAAGTCAGTGTTGAAGTACTCAACAGGGGTACTACGTCTAACTGTATTAGAACCTTGAGACAAACATTGGTCTAAATCATCGAACAAGTCAACTTTACCTG